GTCGCTGGCGATGTTGGTCACCTCGTACCAGCCGCCGTCAGGGCCACGAAATCCGTCGCCTACACGACTGTTTGCAATGAAAGCCGTACCACTACCGATAACGGCATTCGAATTTTGGGTAACGGAAACCGTCCCGGCTTTATACCAAGGCATACTCTTTACTCACTAAATGGGTTTCAGACATTCATCTTTGCGAAGACTGCCGGCAGAAAAAAAGCTGTTGGGTTGGCAGGCGCTGTAGTAATTGCATATAGCTTGCTGTTCGGAAAGTCCCACCAGCAATACAGTGCCCGCGATATTGCGCTACCCGAGTTCAAGCCCATGCCGAACGAGTTGATCAGTAGATATTCGTTCTCGGGGAAGTTAAACGGCACTGAGTAATAGCAACGGACAAAGTTCTGCGATGAGTAATCGAACCTTTCATAAGTCCAATTTTGAAACGCTCGAGTAAAGTTTGCGCTCGGGGTCCCAGAATCGAAAAGCAAATTGGTCGCGCCATCCCATAGTCGCATCCCAAAGTCAGCCACCGGTTGCGCGGCAAATTGAGCGACGAAATAGCGGCCGTTGGGTTGAGCAGTGTTCACGTCATACGCCCGGACATAAAACCCCGTCCAGTTACCAGCCGATCCAACAAGGCGCATCATGCAAAGGCCTGCAACCGCATTCACAGTGTCGGGCCGCACGAAGACTAGGGGCGGCTCCTGTGATGTAACAGGCCTAGGAAAGTAAGTGGTTGAGCCAAGCCCGCTTTCCTCGGTGGGCTGATAGCGTCCCGAAGCAATCACCATCAGACGCGCATACTGCGAGTCAAGAACTACCACGTTGCTGTTGTTGGAAAACTCAAGACCGTAGCCATCGGACATTAGGAAAACCTCATAACAATCAGTCTCATTGTTCCGCCTGACACGGTGCTTGAACCGTAGGTCCTTGTGTGGTTGTAAACGCGCGCAACTCCATCAAGCAATTCAGTTTCGTGCTGTCTCTGATTAGAGTCATAAGTGCCCACTGGAATTACGATTGCGACCCCGTTACCCGGCCCGACTCCCGGCACAGCAAAGTCCTGGCTGGTCTTTGTGGTGCCGGAGAAGGTAACGAGCGCCGACAGCGCAACCCGGATCGTGAACGAACTTTCGTCCAGCTGGAGCGCGCCATCTGCGCCCCATACCAACATCCCGTAGCTCATTCGCTGAGATCTCCAAGCTGCACGCGCTTGTTGTTGTTGGCGTCGTAGACGCGTACCGATCGGTTGGTGACCACCAGCCTGCCGCCTGCCGCGCCTGATCCGTTGATTTCGAGCGTCCCATCCTTGCGCAAGATCCATCCACGCTGCCCGGCCACGTAGTCAGTGGAGCTGATGAAGCTGCCGATTTTCGCGTTGGTGATCGTGCCGTCCATGATGAAGGTCGGACCGAGAAACAGCTGCCCGTTCTGGGCAACGAACGGAGTCGATATCGCGCCGCCCGCCAGCGTGTTCACCAGTGCGAACCGGTCGGCAGACATGAGGATCTGGCTCTGCAGCACACCGCCTACGCTTTCAATCCCGGCGGCGATCCCCGCCATGACGTACTGGCCGTTGGAATTCACCTGCAGCTTGACGGTGTACATTGCCGCCAGCTTGCCGTCGGTGGTTGCTTGCGCCGAGCTGACGGTCTGAACAGCCGCGCTTGCATTGTTTGCCGTGGCCTGCACCTGATCAAGTTTCGTGGACAGCGCGCCGTCAGCGTTTGACCTGGCAGTCGCTTCAGACTGAATAGCCGCCTGAACCGTTGTATGGTTTGTGGTAACCGTCGCCGTCAGGTTCGTGATCTGCTGGGTGGTTGCCTCCCTGTCCGTGGCCTGCGCAGTTTCAACAATGCTGATTTTCGCCTCGTTGCCGCCCACTCGAGCATCCAGCAGGGTTGCTCGCTGAGCCAGAGCGAAGTCCTGCTCTGCCCTGACCTTCACTTCCTGCGCCACACTGGCTGTGCTGTCCCACCCCTTTAGTGCGTCCAGCAGATCGCCTTCCCCGCTGTCGGCGCGGTACTGCGCCTGCACCGCTTGCAGTTGACTGGCGGTAACGGTGGTCTTGCCGTCCACCGTACTGATGTCAGCGGTGTTCTTCGTTACCTGAGCTGCCAGAGCATTCGCGGTGCGGATCGACTGGCCGGTGTTGACCCAATAGAGCGGGTTAGGCGGGCCGTTGGACCCATCGGCCTTTGCGGGAACGGGATCAATAGCCGTCCAGAGGTTGTCGCCCACGCGCACGGTGTTGTCGCGCACGNGTCGGTGATTTCTCCGATGTTGGCCTTCAGCTCTTCCAGGCGCTCATTGACTGAACCAGCTCCGTCGCCATCGATGAGGTCGATCCGGTCCAACAGTCGCTTGGCCAGCTCCGTCTCCGAGATCTGGTCGGCAATCATTTCAAGGATCGCCCCAGCATCACTGCTGGTCTGCCCCATGACACCCACGCCAGTCGGATACCACGGACCCACGTTGCCGGTCCGATCCACCAGCCGCGCCCAGAAGAAGAACGTCACACCCGCGAGCAGGCCCTGCATGACGTATTCCGATTGGGGATACGCCAGGTCGCTGAGCTTCGTGGCCTTGGCCAGGTCGGTCGTCGGCCCGTACCAGATTTCCGTGCGCTGCGTGTCCTCTGCGCCCGGCGGGAAAGTCCATTTCAGCTTGATGCCGAAGATCAGCGACGCGGCAGTCAGCGACGTGACGGCAGGCGGCAAACTGGTCTTGCCCTGCAAGTTCGTGAGTAGCGAGGTGGCCGGCAAGGATGAAACGTTCAAGGCGCTGACAGCGCGCACCCTGGCCATGTACTGACCGGAGTAGATACTCGGCACATCCACCGACTGCTCGCCAGTGCGCGGCACCTTGACCCACTCGCGCGAGCCCCAGCGCCATTCCACGTCGTACGCAACCGCGCCTGGCGCAGCGTCCCAGCTGATGGTCATGTTGGTGACGGCGATACCCTGCTCGATCACAACGTGTTGGGTCACGAACACGGCGTCCGGCGCTGCCTGCACGCCAACTGGAATGCCGCTGATTGGGCGGATATCCACCACAGCGCCGAAGTCGATGGCGTCAAACTTGCTCGGTTCGTGCTGAATGCACTCGAGCTGGTACTGGTGCCATTCCGGGCGCGTGATGTTGCGCACCAGAAACTGCATGGTTTTCAGGTCGTCGTATTCGAGTATCCAGCCGCATTCGGCTTCTGGCACGTCGCTGAAGCTGGCCGCCACAGTTACCCGCCGGCCGGCGAGCGAGGTGATAACGCGCGCCTCGGTCTTGCCGCTGGGCAAGTTCACCCGCAGCTTGGCACCGGTCGAAAGATCGATGTCGCGGTCAACGGTGATGACGCGCCCCGCCACCGCGCTGATCCGCCCGCCGTTCGCACGACCGGCCAGCATGGGGTCAGCCACGGCAATGATCTGCCCTGTCTTCGGAATACCGCCGTCCAGGCCAACGCGGAAGGTCGCGGGCCTTGTCTGCGTCTGTTCGGTGATCAGCGCGTATTGGCCTGCGCGCTGCGCCTGCCCGAGTGAAGTGCAGCCGTAAGCGTCTACCGACAGTTCGTTGACCGATCCAGATTCGGCCATCGCCACGTCATCAAAGACAGGCTCTTTGTCCGTCGCAAAACTCTGGTCCGGGTTGTCCCACGTCACCATTGCCAGGTTGTGGCGGTCGCGCGCTCGGGTGCCCGAATACTGGATTTCACCGTTGTTCAGGATCTGCGACGGGTTGTAGGTGTAGACCGGGTCGCCTGGCATGTCGGCGTTGAACGTGATCTGACTGCCATCCCAGGTGCTCATGCCGTGGAAGATGGCCGACAGGTCCTGCAGCACCGCGTAGGCATCCGCCTGCTTTTGCAGGTAGATATTGCAAGTCATCCGGGGGTGCGTGCCGCCCATGCCATTCGGCACCATCTGGTCGCAGTACTGCGCAATGCGGTACAGGTTCCAGCGGTCGACCATCGTGGCATCGATCCGGTGCCCGAGGCCGTAGTAAGGGTTTAGCGCCAGGTCGTAGCAAACCCAGGCCGGGTTGTTTGTGTAGGCCTCTTTGAACGTACCGTCCCAAATCCCGTTGCTGGTACCCGCGCCGGACGTTGCATAGGTCCGCGTCTCCGGGTCGTAGTTGGTCGGCACGCGCACGATGCGCCCACGCATCAACACCGCGATCTTGGCGATATCGCCGCCGAACTGCTGGGCGTCATATTCCACGCAGCCCACGGCGGTGAGCGGAAACTCCTGATCGCTATCTACGACCTCGGCGACCGCCTCGATAAACATGCTGTCCTGAATCAGCGAGCTGTTGGCTTCCGGCGTGATCCGGCGCAAGCGCATAGTCCAACGACTGCCCGCAGGCAGGTTGATGCGGTGACTGCGTTCGTACTTGGTGACGTTCTTGCGGTCTACGTAGTCCGCCAGGATCTGAACGAACGGCCCGCCGTCAGTGGCCAGGTCGATCGCGTAATCGATTCGCACGCCGTTGATGTTGCCGGCCTGGTCCTGCGACTGGAGTTGTGGCCAGCTGAGCCGGATGCGCAGCGCATCCAGCACCGGGTTATTCACGGTACGCAGGTAGGGCGTGGTGCTGAGCAACTGCTGGTTTACGTCGACTTCGTTGCTGGACTCGGCAATGCCCTCAAGACGCTGCTGGTTCAGCTCGCCATTGCGGAACTGCCATTTCACGCCTGGGAAGTTGACCGTCCCGTCCTCGGCCACCAACGGAGTACCGTCGAGCTTTACCGAACGCAGTCCGTCCACTGGGCCAACGATCGGCCCCCAGCTCCACAGGTAGACGATGCGCGCGGTGGCAATGGAAGCTGTGCTGTTTAACGCAATCGTCGGCTGCTTCTGCGTGGCCTCGCCGCCCTTGCTCCCGCGAATGCTTCGCGCTGCTACCGCACTTCCCATACCGCCCCCAGAAAAAAGAAAACCCGCCGAAGCGGGTCTGGTGTTACCTGATGATCAAATCTGATCTTGTGTGTAAATGCCGCCCGACTCGACGGCACCGCCGATCTCTCGTTCGCCGTAGAGCACGGGATAGGGGTTGCCCTGGGCAACGGTGGTCACCGCGCCCCCAAAGCCATAGCTGGGGTTGTTTCCATCGTCGTTGTTGCTGCCGACGCTGGCGGTCGTCGTCGGCGAAAGCATCTGCACCACGCCGCCAAGACCTGTCGCCGCACCCGCACCGAGCAGGCCGAGGCCGAGCGCTGTACTCGTACCGCCGGAGACAAGGCCGCCCACAACCAGCGCGACGCCCAGCACCACCTGGAACAGGCCAGCCTGCTTGCTGCCTTGGATCAGCGGCACGATGCGGATATCGGTGTTGTCGCTGCCCTGCATATCGAACTCGGCCTCGCCGGCGTTGCGCTTGCCGCAGAAGACGCTGAACACCAAGCCACGCTCTTCGCCGGTCCGCAGAAACTTCTCGAAGCCAGGCTTCATCGCGCAAAGGGCATTCACGGCATCGCGCACGCTGTGTACATCGATGCGGTACTCCCGGCCGAAATGCTTGCGCAGAACGCCGTAGAGCACGATGGTGCGCATGGTCATGGGATGTATTCCTTGTGGCGCAGAATCAGTTTCACGCGGTTGGCCATCGACCAGCCGTAGACTTCACGGGCAGCCAGGCGACCGGGCATGTGGTGGTAGATGAACGGGCCGGAGCCTCCAAGCGCCGGGGCGTCCTCGCTTTGCAGGCTGGCATCGGCGCCGAGGTAAATCGCAGCGTGGTTCGGAAAATGGCAGGGCCTGCCCACGGTCGGGATCTGGAACACCACGAGGTCGCCGCGTTGGGCCTGCTCAACCCGGTAGAAGCCGCAGGCCTCGTAGTTCTCTTCATAGTGGCTGGGGCTGTCTGGATCTTCCCACCACAGTTCCTTGCGTTCGAAGTTCGGCAGCGGCAGTAAGGCCTCGCGGGCGTACCAGTCGCGGCAGGCCGCCCAGCAATCGAGCAGGCCATGCGAGAAGTCCCGGCCCAGCAAGGGTGCCTGGAAGCCGCTCGGCTTGAACCACTGAATGTCACCACCAGGCCAGCCCACGATCGCCCAGGGCAATTCATGCAGCTCGCAGCTGACCAGATCGGTCATGCTCGGTGTTGCGGCGCGGTCCGGGTGGCTGTGCACGATGGCCAGCACCTCGCCCCTGTCTTCTGCCGCCGCAGCGTCGTGCTTGTCGATCAGGAAGTGCTGCAGCGGGTTAGTGGCCACGTTGCCGCACGGCACGTACTCACGCCCTTCCTCGGTCTTGATCAGAAGCCCACAAGCCTCGGCCGGGTGTGACTGCTCGGCGTGCGCCCGCATGGCTTCCTGAAGTTTTTGATTGATTCGCATGGTTACCCCTTGGCGATCAGGCTTGCGCCCATTGAGCCGCCGAACCGGCGGGTATTGCCGCGCAACTTGCAGCTGCTCCACCAGCCGCCGCAACGGTCAAGCGCAGGGTTGTCGGTGGGTTCGTTCTTCTTGTCGAAATACGCGGTGCCTGTGTAGGCGCAGGCCTCCTGCCGGTACTGGCCGCGCATCGCCCAGCGGCACAACTTGGTGATCTGCTGGGACGGCAGTTGCTGGCCTTCCATATCGATGGGGCTCGAAAGCTCGAAGCCGACCGCTGAAAAGTTCTCTTCGGTTTTCTGCTCAATCCTCCAAAGGCTGGTGCGACACTGATCTGCAGCATCCGGATTGCCGCCGTCGAAGTTCGCGGCATCTAGGAAGTGCTTGAACGTTTCGATCACCTTGAAGCTCGCGCCCGCCAGGTCCTTGAACTGGAGGCAAAGCGCTGACACTGCTCGCGGAATACCTGACAGCTCGTTGGCCAGCCTGAGCTTGGGCGTGGCTGGGCGGCCATCACCACGGATGTCTAAGCCGGTGACCTCGATCTGAATAGGCGAATACAGCTGGCCCTGCCAGATAATGTCGCCCTCATGCTCGTGCCCGTGGAAGCGCCAGAGCGTTGCCCCAAGCCGCGTGGCGTCCAGTTCGTAGAGACGAATCTGATTGCCGGGCTCCAGCTTCTGGATGTCCGCGCTGTAAATCATGGTGGTTACCTACGAAAAACCCCGCACTTGGCGGGGTCAGTTTTTTGAGTTCCACTGTTTAAAACTGTTCACCCATACAGCGTGGATGAATTGACAGTGGCGTTAGCCTAGATCGGGTAGTAGCTTTTGGCTTCGCTTTAACTTAAGCCGCCGAGATCCCATCATGAACGATCCAAAACAGGCACTCAGTAAAATAAAGGATCTTCTCAGCGCAGGACGAGAGACGGATGATCTGTTTAGGCATGCTGCGGCATTCGGTGCCATTTCAATCCTTGTAAAGGACCTACAGGCGTATTTTAAGGAACGCGTCCCGTACGCGAGTGGAACCATTGAGGAACTGGGCTTTCACGCATCATCAATGCTCGGCTTCGACATCACGAATGGGCACAGCATGGAGCAACACTACGGCTGGGCTCTATCCGCCATCTCGACGCTAAACGAGGCGCTCGACAGATAAGGATTTCCCCCGGTCACAGGCGTCCAAGCCCACGGACTGGGGCGCGCCAATCTCGGCGCTATTTGCGACCTTGGAGGTCAATGTGACGGATGAAGTAGAAGTGGAAATGTCAGCATTCGATATCGGAGTTATTAATGCGCTAGGGGCTATTGCAATAGCCCTGAAAGCTTCGCCCGGCTTCAATAACGACGCACTAAAAAAAGTAACCCAGATGTTCTTGGACGTGAAAGTTCCACTGCCATTTCGAGGTGCTGAGGCTGAGGAAGCATACGCAAGGCCGCTAAGAATTATCCTCAACGACCAGCCGCAAGTCATGCAATGGCTGGGGCAGGACGAACCTAAGCACTGAGTTACACCGCAGCAGGTGGCAGCATTTCCATATTGACCGCTCTTATGGTGATGCTGCCGTTTCTGGCAACGCACCAAACCGGAAGGCCATCTTGGTTCTTGACGGCGCTGCTAATTACACTACCGACTTTTGCTCGACTGATATTTTTTTTCATGCTGATCTCCTGCGGCCCTGCCGCTTCATGTTGTTTCATGGTTTGAATGTTTGCTTGAAGTTCGTGGAAAGCGAGTGCAGACCGTTGCCGAGCGTAGACAGCTTGTATCCGTTCGACGTGTACCTGCCTTGCCCGCTGCCAGGCGGCGTCCAGAGGAATGACTTGAACCCCTCATGCCGGTCCAGAAAATCCTGAACCTGCTGGAGTTTCTGGCCAGCACCGTAACGCCCGGTCACCGTCACGTCCCACGCCTGCGATTTGGTGTTGATACCTACGCCGCCTGCCTGGGTGTAGCCGTCGCCGAAATCGTTCGACCAGGTGCGCTGCTTAACGTCGCCAGACGCACCGACCTGTACGTCAAAACTGAATGTCTCAACCATTACGCGCGTCTCCAGAGCAGGCCGCCCTGCCTCATTTCTTGCTGGAGCACTTGGCGGATCTGCGCCGCAGCACTGTCGCCTATTGCCTTGCCCTGACTTGCGGCTTCAGCAGCGCTCATGCCGGGCTGGGCCTCGACAGTTACAGGCGCATTGATGGTGATCGACGGCGCGCCACCGCCACCGACAGACTTGTCAGCCAGGTACTTGGTCAGGTCTCGGTTCTGGTTAGGATTGAGCACGCGCTCACCGCCATCGAGCAGCCAGGTGCCTTCCTTCGGGATGTTGTCCATACCGTTATGCGCCATACCGGCGAGTGCGGATGCGGATACGGCGGCGACCATTGGCGCAGTTGCAGCAGCAGCGGCGAGTGCGGCGGCCGGCGCAGCAGCTGGCCCGATCAGCGGAATACCGGCGGTCGATGCGTAAGCGTTCAGCGCTGCTTGCGCAGACGCTGCCTGCGCGTTGGCGATCAAGCCGGTGGCCGCCGCCGATTGCCCGCTTTTACCAACGAGCAGTTGAATGCCCTGATAGATCAGCCACTGCGCCGCCATGTCGCTCAGAGCATTGATAACTGACTTGGACATGTTGCCAGCGAAGTCAGCGATAGCGTCTCCAGCGTCCTCTGCACCGGTGACCACGTCGGAAAACACGTTACCCAGGCCGCCGGTCAAATCATTCAGGCTGCCAGACACGAAATCGGCCGCGATCGCCGAGTAGTTTTCGGCGGCGTCTACATAGTTTTTCCAGGCATCACTCACGCCAGCCATCCAGTCGGACTGGGCCTTGTCTACACGATTGTAATAGTCCTGCTGCTTAACCATCCGCTCAGCCAGCGCTTCGGAGAGCATGCCGGTCTCTTTGGCGTACAGCTCGGCGCTGATATCGCCGGAGTTGCGCTGCGCCTGGAGGTCTGCGGCCTTGCGCGCGTAATCCTCCTGAATTGCCATATCCTGCTTCAAACGGTCACGGGCCTTGTCGCCCATCCCTGCACCAGCAAGCTCCATATCGAAGCCAGCGCCGATGGATGCGTTTTCATCTTTGAGGGTGGCAAGGAAGCTGACGGCCTTGGCCTCTTCCTCGTTTGCAATCTTGAGTTTTTGGAGGGCATCCAGCTCTGACGCCAGCCCCTCGAGGCGCTTCTGCTGAACAGCGTTGATCCCGACAAGCTTGCCCGACGCGACTTCGAAGCGAATCTTGTCCACTTCCGTGGCGTTTTTCTGCGCATCCGCGCTGGTATTGATCAGCGCGATCTGGCGCTGCAGGTCGGTCTCTGAACCCTTGAAGGTATCGCTCAGTTTCTTCGCTGCAGCCGCAGCGTCTTTTGCAGCCTGCTTAGCCGCGTCCAACGCTTTACGATCTACATTGCTGCCTTTGCCACCCTCATTACTAAAACCGGTGCCGCCGAAAAGCCGCTGGTACTCGGCTGCCGCACCACGAGCATCGGAGATGTACTTTTTAATCGCCTCTCCTGCCATTGGAGCCGCTATCGTCTCCTTAAGCCCTGACGCAGCCTGTGCGGCAACACCAAAGCTTATCCTGGCTGCCTCTTCCATCTCTTTGGCATTGGCCGCGAATTCCTTAGAGACATCACCAAAGCTGAGTTGCGAAAGGGCTGCCTGCCCGGAAGAGTCGAGCCTTTGAATGTATCCCACAGCAGTCGAGAACATCCCTATCAGCGTGTCAGATACGATTTTAAAAACTCGGACAACGCCGTCGCCGGCGCTGACAACGAACGCTGTGGCGGTCACCATTGACTCACCAATTTCTCCCACAACCTTCGTCACGCCCCCGCCCGCCTTAACAGAGTCATTAAGATCCTTGGTCATCTGCTGAACCACGGGCATGAAGTCATCGGCTATCTTATTTTTTGCACCCTGCAGGTTCTGGATTAGCCCAGCGAGCTCGCTCGAGAACTCTTTCGAGATGGCTATAGTTTGAACGCTGAGGATAGCGCCAGCGGACTCTGCCGCCTCACCAAGATCCTTGAATTGCTTTCCACCGTTCCGCAACAAAGGAACGAGTGCACTAGCCTCGTCGGCAATACCTTCCATATAGAAAGTCATTTCCGCCTGGGAGACATTGGCCTTTTCTAGACTGGATACATAAAGTTGAAGTGCTTCGGCACTATTCAGCTTTTTGAAACTCTCCGCTGTCACGCCAACCTTCGGCGCGATGACCTCAAAGAAGTCTTTCAGCTCGCCGCCGCCGGTGTTGAAGAAGTCGCCCAGTTTGTCGTTGGTATCCTTGAAGATGTCCGCGAGTTTGTCCTGCTCAACGCCAACGGTTTTCGCGCCCGCAGCGTACTTCTGGAATTCAGTTGTTCCGAGACCGGCCAGCGCTGCAAGGTTAGAGATTTCCTTAGCGCTGCCAGCGGTGTAGGCAACCAGCCCTGTCAGAGCTGCAGGGACGCCAGCGATGGCAACCCCCACGCCTTTGGCCAGGCTTTCAAAGGATTTGGCGATTTCCGCGTTGCGCTTCTTGGCCTCTTGACTAGCCCGGTCCAGTGGCCCGGTGAACGATCCAATCCTGGCCACCAAATCCAGTGTAAGCGTGCCCAGTGATTTGCTCATTCAATTATCTCCATACGAAAAAAAAACCCGCCGGAGCGGGTTTCTTAAATGATGGA